AGTACAGTGTTTGGCCAACAAACAGCCAGGAACAACTCAGGAGTGCTGGACGGCATGTTAAATACAATAAGAACAATGCCTGCACAGATGTCCCAAATGCAATCTAATACAGATAGCAATGAATTAAAAAGCACAATGACACAACTTGGAACTGAACTAAAAAGTTCATTAGTATCAGCGTTAAATAGTACACTAGTACCAAGCGTTGATAAACTAGTAACAATATCTGCACAAAACGCTGATACTAGTGATAAAATTAGAAGAGGCATTGGTAATATGTCAAATGATATGTTGAGGAGCGTATAATATGAGTTGGAAAAAACACTTCACTCCAGTACAAACTGGAGATAATCCAGACGGAAGTTACGGACCTATTAGCGGAGCATCAGCTGGATCACGTCCAGGGCCTGCACGTTCAAACTATTCAAGCTACTTACCGGATGTATATGTAGGCTCGCCTAATAGAGTTGAACGTTACGGTCAGTACAATACAATGGATAACGATAGTGAAGTTAACGCTGCATTAGATATCCTTGCTGAATTTTGTACACAAACTAATGACGAAAACGGTACTAACTTTAAATTTAACTTTTTTAAAGACGCTACTAACAGTGAAATAACAATCTTAGGTCAATACTTAAAGCAATTTTGTAAATTACAAAAATTTGAAACACGCATGTTTAGAATTTTCCGCAACGTGTTTAAGTACGGCGATGCAATTTTTATTAGAGATCCAGAAACTAAAAAATGGTTTCATGTTGATCCTGCAAAACTAACACGTATTATTGTTAATGAAAGCGAAGGCAAAGTTCCTGAGCAATATGTAATTAAAGATGTAAACTTAAACTTTACTTCAATGGTAGCAACTACTCCATTCCAAACAGCAGGTAATATTACCGGCGGCGGTAATCCTAATACAGGATACTTTACCGGCAGTGGCAAAGGCATGGTAGGTAATGCTCCGCAGCAATCTGGATCTAGATTTAACATACAAGATGGCGAAGTTGCAATTAATGCAGAACATGTTGTACATTTAAGCTTGTCAGAAGGATTAGATCAAAACTATCCATTTGGTAATAGTTTACTTGAAACTATCTTTAAAGTATACAAGCAAAAAGAATTATTAGAAGACGCAATTATTATATATCGTGTACAACGTGCTCCAGAGCGCAGAGTATTCTATGTTGATGTGGGCAACATGCCATCACACCTTGCTATGCAGTTTGTGGAGCGTGTTAAGACGGAAATACACCAAAGACGAATCCCATCGTCAACAGGGGGTGGCAATAATGTTGTAGACAGTTCATATAATCCTCTGTCAATCAACGAAGATTACTTCTTTCCACAAACTGCTGAAGGGCGTGGATCAAAAGTTGAAACATTGCCAGGCGGTACTAACCTTGGAGAGATTGATGACCTTAGATATTTTACTAATAAGCTCGTACGTGGTTTACGAATCCCTAGTAGCTACTTACCCACTGGGGCAGATGATGGTGCTTCGAGTTTCCAAGACGGCAGAGTAGGCACAGCTTATATTCAAGAGTTGCGCTTTAACAATTATTGTGAACGTTTACAAGGGTTAATTGCTGAAGACTTTAATCAAGACTTTAAACGGTACCTGTTAGAGAAAGGTGTAAACATTGATACATCAATGTTTGACTTAGAATTCCAAGCACCACAAAACTTTGCAGCATACAGACAGTCAGAACTTGATAACGCTCGTGTACCAACATTCACACAAATGAGCGGCATACCGTATGTTTCAAATAGATTTGCACTTGAAAGATTCCTTGGTATGAGTAAAGAAGAGATTGCAGAAAATGAAAGACTATGGCGTGAAGAGAATGATGAAACTTTAGGCCAACAATCATCAGATGCTGCTGGTGAAATGAGAACTGCTGGTATTAGCGGTGCAGGCCTTGGCGCTGACTTAGGTGGTATTGAAGATGAACTTCCTGGAGAAGAAGCACCAATTGACGGCGGCGCTAGTGAGGCACCGACGACTACGACTGGACAAGAAATTGGAGGCGGTGCTCCAGGTGGTGAACAAACTATCTAAGGCATAAATAACAATATGATACTACGAGAACTTTTTTATTACGACAAAGAAACATTGGAACCAACTGAGGACCAATCTTATGATCCTCAATATGATGATTCAGTTGTAAAAGCCTCAGATAATCGAAAAACTAGACTTACACTTCGCCAAATTAATCGTGCCCGAAAGGCTGCCGAAGTACATACTAAAGAAAAAGCAAATGAAGTTGAATTTGTTAGACAAATGTACGGAATAGCATCACAAGGAGCAGATGGCGGTCTGTAATGACAAAATTAGATAAGTCTAAATACACTAAATCAGAAATACAAACATTATTAAAAGAACGTAGAAAACAAAAATTGTTATCTACTCCTTCTACTAAGATTGTGCTTGGCCCGCATACTAATAAAGAATACGGATTTGTAATAGGCAATGGTGTAAGTAGAAATAGTATTAACCTTAATAACTTAAAACAATTTGGTAAAGTATATGCATGCAATGCAGTATATAGAGAATTTGATCCAGACTACTTAGTTGCAGTAGATGTTAAAATGGTATTAGAAATTAATAATAAAAAGTATCAACATAAGAATCCTAATGTATGGACTAACCCAAACAAGTCATACAGAAGAATAGAACATTTAAATTTTTTTAATCCTAGTAAAGGATGGAGTAGTGGCCCAACTGCATTATGGCTTGCAGCGCAACATGGTTACGAAGACATCTATATATTAGGGTTTGATTATAAAGGAATGCTACAAGGGAATAAAGTAAACAATATATATGCAGGATCAGAAAATTATAAAAAAACAACTGATACTGCAACTTATTACGGGAATTGGCTAAAGCAAACAGCAGCAGTTATTAAGGAAAACCCTGAAATTAGGTTTCATCGGATTATAGCACAAGATAACTTTGTGCCAGATGAGCTAAATAAATTTAGCAACTTAAAGACAACGCTTGTTGAAGAATTCCAGAGATCTTTTGGGATTATATAGTATTTCTGTAAAATGGCTCGTTTTGAGCCTATATATGCATACATTTCATTCTCTATACTAAATAATAATGACAGCCTTACCATAGGTAATTAACTTTTACAGGAGAAACAAAATGGCAGATTTAAAGAAGTTTGAAGAAATGCTTCAAAAGCTTGTTAACGAAGACAAAGCAGGAGCTGAAGAATTATTCCACGAGATTGTAGTTGAAAAATCACGTGACATTTATGAATCACTATTAGAAGATGATTTAGAAGATGAAGAAGTTGACGAAGCAACTGACGAAGAAGTTGACGAGTCAGACGATGATGAGCTAGAAGAAGCTGATGACGAAGAAGTTGATGAGTCAGACGATGATGAGCTAGAAGAAGGTTTTGACCTAGAAGAATTTGAAGTTGAAGCAGATCCAGCAGATATGGGCGGCGATCCAGCTGACGATATGATGGGTGACGTTGAAATGCCAGATGGCGACGACGACGAAGAAGGCGACGACGAAGATGGAGATGTTGAAGATCGTGTTATGGATCTTGAAGACGCTCTAGAAGACCTAAAAGCAGAATTTGACGCAATGATGTCAGGTGATGACGCAGGCGACGAAGGCGAAGCTGACGGAGAAGAAGGCGACGAAGAAGGCGACGAAGATGAAATGGACATGGATATGGACATGGATATGGACGCTGAAGAAGAGCCAGAAGAAGAATCATTCCAAGCAACAATTACACCATTAGAAGCAAAAGCTAATATGACGGCTGGCGAACAAATGCGTGAGTATGTTGAAAAAGTAAGTGCAACAATGGGTGACGGCGGTGCAAATACTACTTCAACAGTAGCAAAACCAAATAACATGGGCGGAACAGCTGGTAATTTAAACCAAGCTGGAACAGACGCTGGTGTAGAAGCTAACAAGGGAAACCTTAAAGGTTCAGCACTAAGTGATCAAAGTCCAAAAGAAATGTCAACTGGTAACATTAACGTTCCAGGTGGCAAAGCTGCAAAGGCAAGTAAGACTGCCGGAGCGGGACATGGCGCTGAGAAAAAAGGTAAGCCAGAAACTGCTGACAAAGCCGCAGGAAGTACTTTAAACAAAGTATCGACTAGAGCTAAGTAAGCAAGGTTAAGGAAAACTAAATGAACTTAATTCAAGAACACTTGACATTCGACCAAGCTAAGATGGTTGTTGAGTCTGCTAACGAAGGAAAAGACTTGTACATGAAAGGTATCATGATACAAGGCGGAGTACGCAACGCTAATCAGCGTGTGTATCCTGTAGACGAAATTGGCAGGGCTGTCAAAACTCTCAATGATCAAATTGAAGGAGGATACAGTGTTCTTGGTGAAGTAGATCATCCGGAAGGCCTTAATATCAACTTAGACCGCGTAAGTCATATGATCAGCGAAAGCTGGATGGATGGCGCAAACGGTTATGGAAAACTAAAAGTACTACCAACACCGATGGGACAACTAGTTAAAACAATGCTGGAAAGCGGAGTTAAACTAGGAGTTTCGTCGCGTGGAAGTGGCAACGTATCAGAAGACGGAAGCAATGAAGTATCTGATTTTGAAATAATCACTGTGGACATTGTGGCTCAGCCTAGTGCCCCTGGTGCATATCCTACACCAATCTACGAACATTTAATGAATGCACGTGGCGGCATGAAGGCATATGAATTAGCACAGGCAACAAAGCACGACGCAAAGGCACAGAAATACTTAAAAGAATCTCTGGTTAATATAATCAGTAGACTCCAATAATAGGAGAACATTAACATGTTGGATGCACTAAAAACACTTTTTGAGAATGACGTAGTAACAGAAGAAGTGAAGACACAAATCCAAGAAGCGTGGGACGAAAAGGTGAAAGAAAATCGCCAGTTTGCTACTGCTGAACTCCGTGAAGAATTTGCTAAGAAGTATGAGCATGATAAATCTGTAATGGTTGAGTCAATTGACAAACTATTAGAGGAAGGTCTTGCTACAGAACTTCAAGAATTTGCAGAAGATCGCAAGCAACTAGCTGAGGCGAAAGCCAAATATGCTATTGCAATGCGTGAAAATGCAGGCTTACTAAAAGGTTTTGTAATGGAATCTTTGAAGAAAGAAGTTAGCGAATTACACGAAGATCAAAAAGTAATGGCAGACAAGTTTTCACAACTTGAAGAATTTGTTGTTGAATCACTTGCAACTGAAATTGCAGAATTTCATGAAGACAAGAACGACTTAGCTGAGACCAAGGTACGCCTTGTACGTGAAGCTAAAGAAAAATTTGTAGCAGTTCAAAAAGAATTTGTTACAAGAAGTGCTGCACTAGTATCTGAAACAGTTGGTAAAAATCTTAATAAAGAAATTAGCCAATTAAAAGAAGATATTGAAGCAGCTCGCACAAATGATTTTGGGCGTAAACTATTCGAAGCTTTTGCTTCCGAATATGCAAACAGTTATCTAAATGAAAAATCTGAAACTTCTAAACTCTTAAAAGTTATTGCAACTAAAGAGCTACAAGTGACAGAGGCTAAGACACTAGTTGTCAAAGCTAAGAAATTGGCAGAGACAGCAGTATCAGAGAAATCTGTACTAGTTGAAACTGCTCGTAGAGACAAAATACTAAGCAGTCTGGTTGCACCATTAGGTAAAAACCAACGCGAGATTATGACAGACTTACTGGAATCAGTACAAACCGATAGACTACAAAAGTCTTTTGATAAGTACCTACCATCAGTGATTGACGGAAATACTCCAGCAAAGCGTAAGGCAGTATTAGCAGAAGGCAAAGAAATAACAGGCAACCGTACGGAACAACCAAAAATGACAACTAAAGCAGACGATACTAATAATGTATTAGATATACGCCGTCTTGCTGGATTAAATTAAGGAGATTATGATGTCAGAACTACTAGAATCACGCTGGGTAGACACCAAAACTGCACTTCTTGAAGGCCTGCAAGGCACCAAGAAAGCTGTAATGGAAACAACCCTAGAAAATACTCGCAGATATTTGTCTGAGAGTGCAACAGCAGGCGCAACATCTGCAGGTAACGTAGCAACACTTAACCGTGTTATCCTACCAGTTATCCGTCGTGTAATGCCAACAGTTATTGCTAACGAATTAGTTGGTGTACAGCCAATGACTGGACCAGTTGGTCAAATTCACACACTAAGAGTACGTTATAGTGACGACTTCGACAGCACAAACGGCACAGACGTTGGCGCTGGTGAAGAAGCATTATCACCATTTAAGATCGCTGAAGGCTATTCAGGTGATGCAGCAACAGATCGCGCATCAGCTACAGCTTCATTGGAAGGACAAGCTGGTAACAGAATGTCAATCCAAATCTTAAAGCAGACAGTGGAAGCCAAGACACGTAAGTTAAGTGCTCGTTGGACTTTTGAAGCTGCACAAGATGCACAATCACAGCATGGTATTGATGTTGAAGCAGAAATTATGGCTGCTCTAGCACAAGAAATTACTGCTGAGATCGACCAAGAAGTACTTGCTTCTTTATCTTCACTAGCAGGTAATGCTATTGAAACTTATAACCAAGCAGCAGTATCAGGTACAGCTACTTTCGTAGGTGATGAGCATGCTGCACTAGCAGTACAAATCAACCGCGTAAGTAACTTGATTGCACAGCGTACACGTAGAGGCGCAGGTAACTGGGCAGTGGTATCACCATTTGCAC